GTATAACCTAGACCACCAAATGCAACTAATCCCATAGCAGTTGCCACTATTATTATGATGTTAAGCATCATCACTCTCCTTATTATCAACAGGTTCACCTGTTATCTTATCTACAGGGTATGCATGTACTCGCATACCTTCTGCCTCACGTGTCACCTCAACTCTAAGAGTTTGACCTTCTTTAAGTTTAGGTTCTTCCTCAGCGATGGCTAACTTAATAGCCATGTTGATTCTTTCTTCTATTGATTTCATATTACTCCTTATATGTAGTAGGTATATTCATATATATTCATATACCTTACTACTTATCTTCTAACTTAGTGCCATCCCAATCCATACCCTTAGTCTGACGTTCATATATTTCGATGGTCTTAGACATCTGTTCTTCCACAGTTCTGCCATTCATGTGACGTATCTCCGGAAAGTACACACACCCAAGCCTCATGTGTAAGGGCAAATCACGTGGCGTACCATAGCCATAAGACCATCCATCCTCTGCTCTAGGCTCTAATTCCTGTTCCACAAAGCAAAGCTTGCGCAACATTGATGGATGCACTAGGCAGTACGCACATCTGTCTATGTCCATTGGCTGACCGGCTCTCTTTAGAGGGAACTCAATCAGGTAGTTACCCTTACCACTACTTGCGTTAGTGTACTCGCAAGCAGTTATGGCACAGGACATACCGGCATCTTCAAGCTTATCAACAAGCGACAAGATGCTAGCACCTCTACGCATTAACTGCTCTGCGTCAAAACTAGCTGATGCGCTGATGTTGACTTTGAACTCAACGACTCTGCCCATAGACTGCTCGTTACCAAGCGGACTCATCATGTGTGATGGGCAACCGGACACATACAATGGTATGTTAGGCATGTATCCGGCTACGTCATACTCAAACGATGGCAGTCTCTCAAAGGATGTAGCATTGTGTGCCATATCCAACTCAGTAGACATTTGCTCTCGTCCTTCTTTCCATCCAAAGGATGCCAACTTAACCGCCTCGGCTACTGTAACGTTACCATTCCATTTGCTAGGCTTATCTTCGGATGCTCTGTCACCTTTCCATGTAGGCAAGGTATCATCTGTTATGTATCGTATGAAATCGTCAAACGATTCATATCTCTTCGCAAAACTAGGCATAATATTCTCCTTGTTTAAACAGTTTTACACACCGGCTTCAGTACGAATCCTCTTCACAGTATCATCGTCTAAGCCACCGAACACATACTGACTAAGCACATCTTCAAGCGGACACCCATCAAGTATTGCACGACCACCCTTGATGCTTGCTCTAGGTGATATGACACAACGTATCTTCATATCATCCTTTGCCTTACGTAACTTCTGCACAATCTTGGTGAAGTTTCTATCAGGACTGATTTTCAACTCAAGCTTTTCGTCATAGTCAAGGCTAATCACCGGCTTGAATCTATCAATGGTTGCACCATCAAGCTGATTCCTACCTACGTACTCCCTGTCTGCACCTCTGCCATACGTGTTGGCACAAGCAATCAAGCGGAAGTTCGGATGCTTTTTGACCACACCGCAAGGGAAGTCAGCTACGTCATTCTCCATTGATGCATTGAGTGCAACCAATGCTTGAGGATTAGAACCATCGATTTCATCGAACAGGAACAAACCACCATCACGAAAGCACTTGACGAATGAGGACTCAACGTAGTTGCCATTGGCATCCATGTAACCTCTTACTTCGTAAGCTTGGAACATAGCACCTGACATACCGAATTGGTAATCATCTTGGTCAAAGGCTTTGCCTAGCATGTCAGTCAACTGCGTTGCCATAGTGGTCTTACCACTACCCGCACCGCCTACAAGAAGTACGTTATCACCACGTATCAAGGCTTTGAGTACCTGTGGCAACTTCTCATGCATGAGACCATCAAACTCAACCGCACCGCTTGGCTTGGGTATCTCAACCACAGTTCTGCCACCGCCATGCTTTTCAATCAAATCAACGATTTGCTTTTCATTAACACCATCATGGCAACCATCATCCAATGTTGGATGAACCTTTCTGATGATATCAACTATCTCTTTTTCAAGAGCGTTCTTAGGCTCATACTCCGGTGGAGTATCAGACTCATCATCACCACCATCGCCATCAGACTCATCCTCGGACTCGGAAGAATCATCCTTTTCACCATCTGCATCATCTGCACCATGTGGCTCTGCATCATCTGCATCATCAGCATCCCCATCGTCAGCCTCAGCTATAAGCTGAGCGATATCAATGTTGTTATACAGTTCGATGAGTTCCTCATCGGACATCTGACTAGCACGTTTGCCATAGGCAACTGCCAACTTTTTGAGGACATTACGTTCACCATTGGTGAGCGTATCCTTTGTGCAAGGGAATCCGAACATTGCTTTAGCACTTTCAGCAATGCTGAGTATCAAATCTACATTCATGTTGTATCTCCAATTTTACTGCGTTTAAACAACGAACAGAGTGTCAGTCTGCTCACAAGCCGGACAAGGTGCAGTTTCCAAGTCAAGCATAGCTACGTTCTTGCGACTAGTTCTAAAGTGAAAGTCACAACTGCCACAGGATACTTTCAGCATCCTAGTGGTTTGTTTCTTAGTGAAATCGATATCGATTGCACCATGCGGATAGTCTCCTAAGAGACCAAGCACATCATCTATTTGTGCCTTCAAGCCCTCACCGGCATGGGTAGATGTAAGCTTGCCCTCAAGACCAATCCTCCTAGCTATGCTAGCAAATCTGCCCTTGTGACCATTCTCATTCCTATCCACTACATGAACTAGTTCATGTGCAAGTATCTCCAATGCTTGATAGCCATCATCTATCGCCGGACTGATAAACACTTCAAAGTGATTATCACTTGAGGCATCAGCATGTATGCAGACACCAAGCACCTTCCCACCTCGGTGACGTGGTGCATATCCAACAGACACCCTGTAGGGTGGCATGTCATTCCAACGACCATCGCCATCGCTAAATTGTGAGACTAATTGGTCAGCACCTTCGGTGAGCCAAGCCTCTCGGTCAGTATAATTTTCCATAGTTTTCTCCATGTTTAGTTTAAATACCCTCTTCACTACGTTCAGAGGGTAGTTTAAACAAATAGTTAAAGTTAAGAGCCGATATGTACTTCAAGTACATCAACTCCTGTTAGGTCAAGGTCTTTATCAGCAAAGCTGTATGTACCTCTATTTGCTTTAGCAAAATTCTCTATAAAGTATCCATGATACTTAGTCTGTTTTAGCAGTTCGTCAGTTGCTTTCAGCACAGACTCAACATCCCAATAGCCATCTTTAACGATGGCTTTCGTAGATGATGCATACCACACATGGTCGTAGACATTCATGCCCTTCGACCGGTCAAAGATACCGGTGTCAACCACCTTGCTATCAATGAGAGTGTACTCTCCATCCGGCACAGCAAAATACTCCGAACATGGGTAATAGCCACTCTTTTTGAGGCTATGCGCCTTCGGACTGTCTAAGCCTTGAACACAGGGAACATCCCACACCACTCCATATTTTTCCTCAAGCTTTGCAAGCTTGTCAGCAGATATATTTCTATCCATTCTGTTTCTCCAGTTGTTGTTTAGGGGATTAGGTTTAAATCCCCTTTCACTACGTTCAAGGGGTTTAAACCAATCCTCTTTACCATTTCCGATTTCTCAACATTTCCTATGGTAGCGTAGGACATTATGCACGTCAACTACTGATTGAATGTGGGGTTACCGAAGGAATAGAATTGATATCAATTTGGGTATGGTTTACCATACCCCCATGACATATCAAAAGACAAAGAAAGATATCCACCAGTTAAGCGTTAAAGAACGCTTATTTGCTAGATATAAGGCTCAAGGCTACTCACATGGCAAGAGTGCAGAGTTAGCGGGATACAAGGCGGGAACTAGCGCAGAAAAGCAAGGTTATCGGTTGTCCAAAAAAGCTGATATACAAGACGAAATCGCTAGGATATTGGCGGAGCAAGAGACTAGAAGTCTCATTGATAGGGAATCCCACCTTGATACGTTGGCAAAGCTACGTGACAAGGCAGTAGACACAGGGCAGATAGGCTCAGCAGTAACTGCTGAACATTACCGAGGCAAAGTGGCTAACTTATATACCGAGAGACTAGAAGTCTCAGAGACCAATAAGGAATCATCCGATGAGATAATGGCTCGAATCAGTAAACTGCTTGGCAAAAACCAGAGCGACAAAGATACATCTTTGCACTAAGGACTGTTTAAACTTCCCCAAACTGCGCAGGTGATGCGCACCAATGTGTTTACACATTTCCTGCGTAGGCGCACACAGTTCAGACCGACCCCCACCCCCCCTGTACACAGCCGTGACTCCGCACACACGCACATACATACTGTTTCAAATTTTTACACAACTAAAAATGAGTTTTATTTAACAAGGTATTTACATACCCCACCCCCCTAATCACAGATAAACGCTCTAGGTTCACAGGCATAGAAAAATTTTGCATATAATTTTGGGGATTGAGGCTAGTCAGTGCGCTCGAGAATATCCGACTAGCCTCTTGGGGTAGATGGACAGGATTGTTGAGAGTGTAAGACTGTCCTCATTGGAGATACCCTTGCACTACAGTATATAGAGTTGTAATATGGTTGACAACACTACATATGGGTATATCGCAAAAACAGTTGAGAGAGGTAATGGAGCATCTTACTGATGAAAACCTATCTAAACTTAATGGTCCACAACGTAAAGAACTAGACAACCTAGTTGTTAGTTTAGAGAAAGCTGTTGTTAGAGAGAAGTCTCAAGATAGTTTTTTGGAGTTTGCTGATTCTGTATGGCAAGAGTTTATGTGTGGAGCGCATCACAAGAAGATGGCTGAAGCCTTTGAACGTGTTGCCAATGGTGAATGTAAACGCCTGATGATAAACATGCCTCCTAGATTTGGTAAGTCACAGTTAACATCGTGGTTACTACCTGCATGGATAGTTGGTAGACAACCGCACAAAAAGATTATCATGGCTTCACATACTGCTGAACTGTCTCTCCGGTTCGGTAGAATGGTACGTAACCTTATTGATAGTGAAGAATACCAAGAAATCTTTCCGGATGTAAGTCTTAATCTCGATTCAAAAGCAGCCGGACGATTTGATATATCAGGTGGCGGTGAATATTTTTCAATCGGAGTTGGCGGTGCGGTGACTGGTCGTGGTGCGGATTTGTTAATTATTGATGACCCACACTCAGAACAACAAGGGCAGTCTGCTGACCCAAAGATTTTTGAAAGCACATACGATTGGTATTTATCAGGACCTAGACAGCGTTTACAGCCGGGTGGTGCAATTATCATCGTTATGACTAGGTGGGGTAAGAAAGACTTATGTGGTTCTATATTGAAAGACTCTGCTACTAGAGATAATAGTGACGAGTGGGAAGTTATAGAACTACCAGCTATATTGCCATCAGGTAGAAGTCTTTGGGAAGAATACTGGAAGGTAGATGAACTTGAGAAGATTAAGGCAACTCTACCTATATCGCATTGGGAGGCACAGTATCAACAGAATCCTGTATCTGAAGAAAGTGCTATTGTAAAACGTGAGTGGTGGCAGGAGTGGGAATATAGAGAACCACCTGCATGTGAATTTATAATTCAATCATGGGATACCGCTTTCTTAAAAACACAACGCTCTGACTTCTCTGCATGTACTACATGGGGTGTGTTCTACAAAGAGGGTGATAATGGCTACCCTACCCCACAGGTTATATTGCTAGATGCATTCCAAGAAAGGTTAGAGTTTCCAGAACTTAAACGTAGAGCATTTGAAGAACATCAGAGATGGATGCCTGATTCATTTATTGTTGAGGCAAAGGCTGCTGGTTCTCCTTTGATATTTGAGTTGCGTGCTATGGGTATACCTGTACAAGAGTTTACACCCTCTAGGGGTAACGATAAGATTGCACGTGTAAACGCTGTAGCAGATTTGTTTGCATCAGGCACAGTATGGTATCCCAAGAAAAGATGGGCAGAAGAAGTTGTAGAACAGTTTGCATCTTTCCCTGTAGGTGACCATGATGACTTGGTTGACTCTGCTACACAGGCTTTGTTGAGGTTTAGACAAGGTGGATTCTTACGTCTTGAGCATGATGATGATGAGTATGAAGATGTATCTGACAGGGTTGCTAAATACTATTAATGTAATTAAACTGAACTAAATGGCAGAAGAAAATGTTGATATAACTATTGTCGACCCTGAAGTAGTCGCAATAGAAACAGACGATGGGGGTATGCTAATTGACTTTGACCCTACATCTTTACAAGAAGAAGTTCCCTTTGATGCAAACCTTGCAGATTTTTTATCGGAAAAAGATTTATCTTTTTTAGGTCACGAACTTGTATCTGCCTATGAATCAGATAGAGACTCAAGGTCTGATTGGGAAAAGACTTACACAGAAGGATTAGATAATCTAGGATTGAAGATAGAGGAACGCAATGAGCCTTGGGCGGGTGCATGTGGTGTTTATCATCCATTATTGTCAGAGGCAGTTGTACGTTTTCAATCACAAGCTATTACAGAAATATTTCCAGCAGCAGGTCCAGTACGAACTAATATAGTTGGCAAGATAACTGACGAGAAAGAACAACAAGGTAAACGTGTTCAAGACTATATGAACTATCTTCTTACAGAAGAAATGAAAGAGTATAGAAACGAAACAGAGAATATGTTGTTTAGTTTGCCTCTAGCTGGCTCAGCATTTAAAAAGATTTATTATGATATTAACATGGGCAGACCTTGTTCTATGTTTATACCAGCGGAGGATTTTGTTGTAAGCTATGGAGCATCAGATTTAAGAACTGCTGCACGTGCTACGCACGTTATGAGAATGACACTTAATGAAATTCTTAAGCTACAGTATGCAGGTTTCTACAGAGAGGTGTCTTTACCTCAGTCTAGTATAGGTGCAGATAGGATTAGACAGAAGTATGCAGAGTTATCAGGCGATAATCCTAACTTTGAATACGATGTAAACAGTTATAGCAAGGATGGATTGCATACTCTTTTAGAAATGCACGTAGATTTAGACCTTGTAGGCTTTGAAGATGAGCGTGAAGGTAAGAAAACTGGCATAGCTTTACCTTATGTAGTCACTATAGACCAAGGTTCGGGCGAAGTTTTATCAATTAGACGTAATTATTTAGAGTCTGACCCCATGAAAATGCGCAGACAACACTTTGTACACTACAAATACATGCCCGGATTAGGGTTTTATGGCTTTGGATTGATACATATGGTGGGTGGATTGGCAAAATCTGCCACTTCTTTGCTCAGACAGCTAGTAGATTCGGGTACATTAGCTAATTTGCCGGGTGGTTTAAAGACTAGAGGTCTAAGAATCAAGGGTGATGACACTCCAATCTATCCCGGAGAGTTCCGTGACGTAGATATTCCGGGTGGAAGCATCAGAGATAACATAACTTTTCTTCCATACAAAGAACCATCAGGTACTTTATACCAATTATTAGGAAATATAGTAGAAGAAGGGCGTAGATTTGCATCTATAACAGACTTAAAGGTGTCTGATATGAATAATCAAGCACCTGTAGGCACTACATTAGCGTTATTAGAGCGCAATATGAAGGTGATGGGTGCAATTCAAG